AGTTATATAATTATATAATTTATTTAAGATTGTTATATAACTTATATAATTATATTATTTAATAAGAAGGGGGTTAAACTATATTTTCATCATATAGTAATACTTTTTATGGTGTTTTGTATTACTGTTTTTGTTTTTATCTATTATGATTGTTTTATTAAGTTATATAATTATATAATTTATTTAAGATTGTTATATAACTTATATAATTATATTATTTAATAAGAAGGGGGTTAAACTATATTTTCATCATATAGTAATACTTTTTATGGTGTTTTGTATTACTGGTTGTGGTTTTGTATATAGAGAAACAATTATTAAGTTATATAATTATATAATTTATTTAAGATTGTTATATAACTTATATAATTATATTATTTAATAAGAAGGGGGTTAAAGTAGTTACAAGAATAATAAGTAATACTAATAATAAATAAAAGTATTACTTAATTAATAATAATATAATAAATAAATAAATAAATAATAAAAACCATAAACTATATATACTATAAAATCTAATTATTATATATAGAAATACAAAGGTGATTTATTATGAAATTAAACCGTGAAAATCAAAGAAAATTAATTGAATTAAAAAGCACATTAAAAGCACAGAGAAATGTTGAAATCACAGATGAAGATATGATAATTACTGATGAAGATTTAAATGAAAGTATTGAATTAATATAGGGGGAATAAAATATGAACGAAACTATTATTGAATTTGAAGTAACCTACAAAGAAAACTGCATCAGCGGAAACATGAACATAAACGAAGCAGATGATGAAAAACCATTAAACTTCTATGAATATAATAACGAGGAACAAAAACAATTCCCACACAACCCATATGATACCGATAGTGAAGAATGGGTTGATTATGAATTATTAAAAGAAACAATATCCACCAATCCATTATTCATACAATATTTGGTGGATTTTGCAGAGGAAAATAAGAGTATTGTTCTTGATACTCGTACTGATGATAATATTATTCTTAATATTAATGAAGGAGCAAAAATGGAATGTGAAATCAAAGAAACATACGATTTCAAAGGAGATTATGTTGTTGAAATTGTTCCAGTATTTAATGGTGAGAAAATCGATTTAGTACAATATATGGGTGAAATGAATGAGATATTTGACCCGTGGGATACAAATGGTTTTTGTGAAATTGAAAATAGGTGTATCTATTTTGAAATTAGTAAAGATTACTATGATGCTGATTTAAAAGAAGATGTGCTTAATGATATTAACGAAGAAGCAAGGAGAATCTTTGCAAGAGCATTAACAAGAGAATTAGGAATTTATTCAAAATATGGGGAAGTGATGGAGCAAGCATTAGATGACCATTACGAAAATGGCTGGTTGTTTAAATTATCTCAAATGGTGGATAAATCTGATAAAGAGTTAGATGCTTTTTTAAGATATGAAGGATACATTGATGATGAACTATGATTTAATTGAATAAACTTTTTATTATTTTACTACTATCATCATCAACTTTTATTTTATTTACTCTTTTTTTTAATTATTTTATACTCACTATTATAAACTATCTTATTTTAACTATTTAATATATATTAAACAATAAGAAAATAAATTCCTTATTGAAATAATATATATCTGGATAATAACATCATCAAACCTTTAAATAGGTGACACAAAGTAAAGCAGGATTATATAACCCTGCTCCAATAATACATTCTATTCTGCAACCAATATAAAAATACCGTTTTTTTTATAAAAACACCTCCCAAAAAACCACCACCATAATTATTAGAGTATACAATGAAGAACACACAAAAAAAATAATTTTGTTCTTCAAAAAAATGAATGTGAGTTAAAAAAACATGGAAATACAAGGACTGCATAAAATAAACCCCCAACATTCTATAAACAAAGCAGAACAACAAAAACTATTACAACCCCGTAAAACAAAAAAAACAAAAGACACAAACACGGGAATAATAATATACCCCTTTTTAAATGTTAGCATCTGCGACAACCTAATACTACAATCCCCAACCTTACAAGTAAATATTGAAACACTATCAGAAGATGTAGTATTAAACAATATTAACACCGATGAAGAAAAACCGGAAATAAACGATTTCTGGGAAAACAACCTCGATAGTCTCTGCGACACCTATAAAGATTATATTAGTTACGGATTTGGTGCAGCGGAAATATTATACGATACCGAACACAATCCAGTTGAATTAACTGTAATCCCTGCGGATACAGTAACTATACATAAAAAAAAGAAATACATTGACGGTAAAGAACAAACCTATTATTATGCAGTCCAATCCATCACAGCAGAAAAAGATGTAACATTACGATTAAGCCACCTCGAATATCCAGAAGAAGATAAGGATTTACCGGTTTGTTTGTGGTTAGGTGGAGGTCGTAAAAGTGATTTCTATGATTACCCATTATGGTTAAGTGCCTTTAATCATATTAGTGCAAGTGTAACCCTTGATTTATTGAATAATAAGAAATTAAATGAAGGAAACCTAATGTCTGGTGTGCTTGTAATCAAAAGACCACCGGTAATATTAAATGCTGATGGAGATGAACAAGTACAAGACACACTTGAAGACAAAATGATGGAAAAAGGCAATGGAATATTCACATTAGAACTAACCAGTCTAAACAAAGATATCCCGTTGGAAGTTGATTATATCCAAATAAATGAGTCTAATTATGAATACTTAAATAGTATGGCGGAAACTGCTGATTTAAAAATAATGAGTATTTTTAAAATACCGGAAGCAAGATTGCTCCGCGATACCAGTACGGAATCTATGAATAGTAATAAAACTGCAACATTATATAAGATTTATACTATTGAGTTAAATAATAGGCAAAGGATATTAGAGAAGTATATTAACAGGTTTAATAAATCTTATTTTGAGTTTAATGGTAAATTACAATTAGAAACTCCGGTATTTGATGAAGAGATTGAAACACAAATAAATAATTTAATATTAGTGTTTAATAATGGTTTAATTACATTAGGCGATGCTATAAAACAATTAAATAATATTTTACCGGAATTAGAGTTGGATACGGATAATTTAAATAGTCCAGTATACGAGGAAAGATATTATAATGGAAATCCATTAGGATTAAACTCTGATATAACTAATATTAATCCAGTAACAAGCATTGGTGATTTTATTGAGATGGAGAAAATCAATCAAGTATTTTCAAGAGAAAACACGGATTGATAAAGCAATAAATAGTGATGCTGCATATCAAATTCAAGTATATAACAATATGAAGATAGATGAATATGTGCAGAACTGGAATAATGATGAACCAACAATTAAACCATCAGAATCATTATTATGGGCAGAATTAACCGTATTAAACAAACCAGAAGTATATCGTAACTATAATCGTATAATACAATCACCATATACCAGTAATAAGAATTTCCAACAAATAATAATCCGCAACCGTGCCAATAAAGATTTAAACCGTATAGTTGAAGCAGAAGTTGAAAGAATTGTTAAAAACTTGAATTATGTGGAACAAGTATTAAAAAAATACGATATACCACAAAAAGAGTATGAGCGATTATTAAACGAACAAAAGAATCATAGTCTTGCTAATAGGCAACAAATACTAAAAGAAGTTGCTGTGAAACAAAATGAATTATTGGTTAGTGAAGGATTAAACATTAACAATAATGTTTTTAGTTATCGTGATATTGAACGAACCGCAGAAAACTTACTCCGACAATCACAAATGCAAAGTCAACATGATTTAATTAATGAAATAAATCGTAATGCGGAAGATGAGGGTAAAACAAAACCATACACCAATAAACAATGGATTTGGACTGGTCGTGGAGATACTACAAGGCATGAATCCAGTAATATGCAAAAAAGAAAAATTAACGAACCGTTTATTGTGATAAATGATGCTACATTAGCGGTTGATGAATTAATGTATCCATCAGATCCAGCAGGTAGTATTGGTAATACTTTTATTTGTTATTGTGAAGTAGAATACTCATAAAAATATTTTATTTTATTTTATATAGCATGGTGTAATCTTTTTTGTAGGTTTAAGTCCTACCACCATGAATACATAAAAAAAAGAGAAAGGACAATTAGAATGGAAAACGAAGTCTATATAACCGGTGTTGTAATCCCAAACGGGGTAGCAGACCACGAAGGCGATTTACTAAACAAAAAAGATATTCTAAAAATATTCACAAAATATCTTGACCGAGAAACCGACACTATGCACAGTTACATAAAAAATAAAGGTGTAGATGTGTTGGCGAACTGGATTAGTGAAACCGACCAAAAAATAAGTGGTAAAAATGCCCCTGCGGGTTCATGGTTATCAACACTTCGTGTAACCAACCCTGAAATAATCAAATCCATAAGAGAAGGTAAAATAACTGGTTTAAGTCTTGGAAGCATACCAGAATATGCCTTAAAACAAAAATTTTGGTTTATAAACAAATCAATAACATATAGTGATTTAAACGACATTGACGAAGTCATACCCATTTATATTTCATTTGTAGATAAACCAAGCAATGGATATAGATTTGAAGTTGTAGATTACAACACTTATATTAATAAAAATCGTAGTGATGATAAAATGGTAGAACAAACCACAGAAATTAAAGAAGAAACCGTATCAATAAATGCAATTGGTAAAATTGCAGAAATATTTGGTATAAATAAAGCAGAATCCGAACCAGTTAAAGAAGAAACTGAACCGGTAAAAGAAGAAAAAACCGATGATATTTCTAATAAAGAATTATTAGAAAAAATCCCTACTGCTGTGGAAACTGGAATGTTATCAGCATTTGAAAAAATGCAAGCAAATCAACCAACAGTAGATAAAAAAGAGGATACCGAACAAGAAGGGGGAGAAAAACCCTCCGAAGAAGAACCGGAAAAAGAAGAACCAAAAATCGATAAATCCGAAACCGAACCGGTAAAAGAAAAAATCGAAAATGCACAAATTAACAAAAGGCAAACTGAAAAAACCGAGAATGTTGAAGTGCCTAATGTTAATACTAATTTCTATAAAAAATCCGGTCGTGATATGTTCGGATGCAGAATAAAATAAAATTTTTATATAATTAATATTTTGAATGTGAGTTAAAATTATGTTAGTAAATAAAGAAACAATTAAAAACAACGAGTCCTTTATTCTTAAATGGGCAAACGATGTAGAAAAACAAGATGGAGCATATAATCCAACTTGGAAAAACCCAACCGAAGCAGATAACTTCTTCGTTGAATTAGACAACCAAACCAGTATTATTAACAATGCAAGATTTATCGTAATGGATAGTATGGAGTATGATGTTAATTATCTCCGTGTCCGTACAAGATTACAATACATGGGTAAAATATCCGGTGCAAACAAAGGTAAACAATTAACCAGTGATTACAGAACTGATATTACTGAAACCACACCAGAATTTAATAAAGATTCACTTGTAGCAGTACCATTCAGTGCTTTCACTTCTACTCCTAAAACTTTCTTATTACAGAATATTGAAAAAGATGACTTTTTAAGTCATATGGAATCTTTATTAGCAGAGTCTGCTGGATTTAGTGCAGAAGTAATTGGTTTATACGGAATTAAAAAAGCAACCGGTGCAACACAAGATGGTATAGACCATATGGATGGTTTCTTCAAACAAGCAGAAGATATTCATGATGCTTATGAAGAAGCATCAGCACAAGCAGGTTTCGATAAACAAACCCCTCGTGGATACTATGATGATATTGTGGTTGATGAAACTGCTTTATTTGAAGAAAATATTGGTTTAATCAGTCAGATGCAGGCAATGCTTACTCAATTCAGTATTCAAAGAGGAAACCGTAGTAAAGCAGTATTCTATGTATCTAACTTAATTTATGGTTTATTAACCCAAGAAGCAGGTAGAAGAGAAACCCAAATGGGGGATGCTTTATTCTTCAACGGTGATGAATTAAGATTATGGAACACTCCAATTCGTGTTGCACAAGTATTAGATGTACCAGAAAACGATTATGGGGAACAAATCTTATTAGCAAACCCAGAATCACTTGTATTTGGTTTCTTGGATGAAATTACCTCCGAGAACAGTTACGAACACAGTGAAAAATCCTATCTTTCATCTGTTGATGTATTCTTTGATGTGCTTATCTTATGGAATAGGGATATACTTGTTGCAAAAGTAGTTTTTAACAGCAACAGTGGTGATGATTCTCCCTAATGATGAGGAGAATCCTGAAACCCCTGAAACCCGTACATTAAACTTCGTTGTAAAAGATAATAGTGATAATGGTATTAGTGGTGCAACTGTTGATGTTGATGGTTCAACTGGAACAACTGGAAGTGCCGGAGGTTGTACTGTATCTAATATAAGTGATGGTGAACATACTGTTACTATTACCGCTGAGGGATATAATACACATACAAGTAATATTACTGTTTCAAGTAGTAATACAACATTTACTATTACATTAACAAGCGAATAAAATTGATTTTAGAGGTTGTGATTAAAACATGATAGAAGATTTAATCACAGATGATGAAATCATAAAACAAGTATTATTAAAATTAGATGGTTGGGAATTAGCAACAGAAGAAAATATTGAGTATGAGGATTTTGATGTTAATAAAATAATATCCAGTGAAGAAATACTTGATTTTTATACTGATGCTATGGATTATGCTTTATCGTATACACAGCAGCCATCTTTTGATAATATTATTGTTGGTGTTACACCAGTTATTTTTTGGACTGCGGGTTTAATATGGAATAAATATAATATCCGTACGAATAATCAGTTAGATGATACAAATATACTCGGATACGGGGATAAATTAATTATACAAGCCAAAGAAATGTTAAAGCCATATAAACTGTATAATTTCCATGCTTTTTAAAAAAATGAAAAATAAAATGGTGTGAAAGAAAAATGGGTGCATGGGAAGAATTAGACACAGAAATAATAGCGGAAACTGATTTTGATGACTTGGATACATTATTAGATTTAGATGACCCGTACAATGTATTTGAAGATTTAACTGATATTGTAAAAGATTTAAAAAACAAATTCGATGAAGGCACAAAAAACGGAGTTAAATCATTAGCCAACTTCAACCGAAGCCAACAACAAAGATACCTCCAAAATTGTAAAAACCCAAGCGGAAGATTAAGCACAAGTATTAACGATGAAAAGAAAACCCCGTTCAATTTCATTATTGGTACAAGTATTAAAGAAATTTATCCGTTATGTGTTGAATTAGGTAGAGGTGAGGTTCACCCACACCCGCCCCGTACAAGATTACGATTTTATGGTGAAGGAGGATATTTGATTTATCCGTTAATGAGTGCTCCGGCAAAACCTGTACCTTTTGTTGCACCTGCATATGAAGATACAATTAAAAAGGTGGAAGAAATAATGGTACGAGAAATCGGTCATGCTGGTGTCGAATGGGATTAAAAAGGGATTATTTTTATGTTAGATACTGATTTTAAAATAATAGAAATATTACAAAAAGCCAAAAAAGAGGGTAATCCGATTTTAAAATATTTTCATATAAGTTACCCGAAAGAAGAGTTGGCAATGGAATCTAATTGTATTTTTGTTGCTTGTGTAAGTAGTGAAAATAATTTAAATGGTTTTGAGTTTGAAACTTTTACAGACCTTGTTGAAATAGTGGTTACTACAAAGAAACAAGAGAATACAAAAGCAATCCGTGTAATTAAAGCAATATCTGAAGAGATATGTCGTGTTATTATGGAAAATCATAATTGTTTTCCAAATAAACCAGTAATTCGTAATATTAATCCTTATTTTAATCCGGATTATGTTTTAACTCGTGGACAAATAATGATACAAGTAAATACCGAACCGACTGATTTCATTATTGAAGAAAGGGACATAAAATTCGTTTGTAAGAATTTACAAGGAGAATAAAAAGTATGGCAAAAAAGAAAGAAGAAAACATTAAATCTTATGATTGGATTAAAGATTTAAATGATTATCCGTGCAGTAACATGCTAAAAGCCGGTATAAAATACTATATCCAATCTAAAAAGATTAATGTTAAAGATAATAAAGATTTAGAGAAAATTATCAAAGAATATAGGGAGATAAAAATATGAGTGCAGTATACACATATGTTCATGTTGAGAAAGTGGCAGCACAAATAATAAGCAAACCGGGAGTTGCAGGTAAAATTGCAGTTGTCGGTTCATTTGATACTGAATCCACAACACCCGCATATTATAATAATTTAACCGATGCACAAGAAGCATTAGGAACAGACACCACCCTTAACGGGTGCAAATGTTTACCAAAATTATTTTATGGTGCAAGTGGAATTGTTGCAATAAACACTGGAAGCGAACCATTAACCACCGAAACATTATCCAGTGCATTAGCAAAAATCAAACACGAAGATTTTGATTTATTATTTGTTGCGGAAGAAATGACTGATGCTTTCATACCAATTGTAGCAACATTTCTTGCAGAAATTTATGAATTTAAAAATCCTGCAAGTTATGTATTAGCATTAAACCGTGCTAATAAAGAAGCATACGAAGCAACCAAAGAATTATTAGGAAATTTCATTATTGGTACTGTATCCCAACAATTTATCATAAATAATGAAACCTATGATTTAATTGAATCTGCTGCATATTATACTGGTATGATTGCCGGTAGTAATGTTGCGAACAGTATGACTCGTAAAAATGTACCGGATATGACTGGATTAGTAAACGAATACACTTATGAAACCGGTGATTTGGGTTTGTGGTTGGTTGAAAACGGTTTTACTTGTTTTGAATGTATTAACCGTGAAGAAGATGTGTATCAAGTTGTTAATAGTGAACAGCCAAACGGTTACGATTTGTACATGATTAGAGCGGAAAATTATATTATAAAATTATTTAATCTTATCAGATTCTTAGGTGAAAAAACCAAACCAAAAACTATTGATGAAGTTACACAAGAAATTGACCGTATCCGTGATTATTGTATTAATTCATTAGATTTAGTGAATGATATTACTTATACTATAAGGAAAGCGGGTGCAGATTGTGTTGAGATTAAATTAGATAGTATTAAGTTTCCGGGTGTTATTACAAAGATTAATATGTTAATTCGTGTGGAGGTTGAATAAGTATGGCAGATAAAATTGTTATTATTGATGGCATCACCTTAAAAAATGGTACTGGTGTTAAAGGTTCAACCGAAACCAATACATCTACTATACCTACCTTTGATGGTGTTATTCCGCAAGGTACGGATAAAGTTGGTGAGACATTAGAGATTGACCGTGCCAGTTATGAAGGTTTAACTGATTATGTTACTTTGCATAATAAGTTAAGAAGTATGTTAAAAATTCCTGGAGTTATTACTGTTATTGAAAAGAAGTATATTCCTAATGAAAAACCGTTTGAAATCCGTAGGAATTACTTTGATTGTCTTGTAGATGGTAAAGATTATGAGATTAAACCGGAAGAGCATACTGTTGAGAATTTGAAATTTATTTGTGGTAGAATGGAAGAAGATGTTAAATATCTTTAACCCATTCACTCTTTTTTTTAAAGTTTTAATCTAATAGGTATATTCATATATATTATAGTATTATTTTTATAAAATTTATTTTAATCATTGTATTATATTAACTGAACAGTTAATTAAAACATAAAGTTTATTATTATTATTTATTTTAAAGAGGGTTTATTATGAGCAAAAAACAAGAAAAAGAAATAGAAGAATTAAGCCAAGAACAACAATTATTCAATCTTGAAGAAGTAATCACAAAAGGAAAAGAAGCAAAAATACCATACGAATTTAAATACCCAAACACCGACAAAACCGTTGGAGTACAAATAAGACCATTAACAACTGAAGAATATACAAAAGCCGTAAAACAAGGACAATTAGCAAATCATAATTTATTTATAGAAATATTAAAAATCGGATTATTTGATATGCAAGGAAACCCATTCCCCCAAGAAATATTATTAGAATTGCCTGCAGGGGTTGTAGCGGACATTTCAACAAAAATAACTGAAATATCTGGTTTCCATCAACAAAGCAATGAAGAAAAACAAAAAGAAGTAACCGATAAATTACTGGGGTTTTAGATATAAAAAAAGGTAAATTAGGACATTTAACCCGTTTACACATGGCGGGTTATAAAATAAATAATGGAAATATAGATAACATGGTATATTACCAGAAAATAGCAGTTATCTGTATGCAAGAACAAAAAAGAAAATATATTCTTGAAAATAAAGGGTTTTTAGTGGTGGATTAGAATGGCAAAAAAAGTAAACATTAATGTTAAAGCAAAAGCCGAAGGAAAAGAAGAAGTTGTTGATTTAGCAAAAAATGTTGAAAAATTAAAAAAAGAATCTGAAAATCCTATCAATATTAAAACAAATGCGGGAGATTTATCTGGTGTAGAAGCATTAGAAAATAGGATAAAACAAATAAAAAATGAAAAAATACAATTACGAATTGATGCTAAAACAGAAGAATTAAATTCAGTAAATCAAAAAATTGAACAAGTTAAAAGAAGTATTGCCGGACTTGAAGCCGTACCTGCACATATTGGTGTAGATATTGATAAATCTGAAATTGAATCATTAAAAGTTGAATTAAAAAATTTAGAAGCCAAATCTGCAAAACTTGATTTAGATATAGAAATGGACAAATTAAATCAAGCAAAAGATAAGGTTGATGATTTAGATGATACTGAAATTGATGTTGATATTAATAACATCAGTGCTATGGCAGCATTAGAACAAATAGGTCAAGGATTCGACAGATTAAAACAAGGTGCAAGAGAAGTCGGACAACAAATGGGAGAATTATTAACTGCTGCGGGAAAACAAGAATCCAATAAAGTATTTCTTCAACATGCAGTAGGTGCTGAAAGAGCAGCGAAAGCAACAGAAGATATAAATGCTGCGGTACAAAAACTTCCGGGTGATGATACTGTAATGCAAGGTTTATTATCACAAGCCGTAGCAAAAGATGCAACAATAACTGCAAGTGCTTTAAATGATATGGGTGTTGCAGCAGCAGATTATTTCTCTGCAATGAGTTTTTATGGTAAATCTGCAACAGAAGCACAACAAGATATGACAAATTACTTGTTAGCAGGTAATACCGCAGAATTAGAAAGAAGCCCAATCCTTTCAAGTCATATTGACAAATTAAAAGAAGGAACTACAATCCAAGAAAGAGCCAAATTACTTCAAGAAGCATTAAATGAAGAGCATTGGGGGGGAATGAGTCAGCAAGACACTTACAATAATAAATTAGAAACATTCAACGGAATGCTTGAAAGAGGCAGATATAATCTTGGTGGAATGTTCCAAGAAGGTGCAAAAAATGCTATGGACTTCATCATGAAGTTAGATGAAGGAACTAATGGTCTTGTTGGAATGGGTCTTGCATTAGCAAGTTTTGCAACACCTTTAACCGATGTATTTATGGGTATTGGTCAAATCGGTCAAGGTATGAGGGCATTAAAAGATGCTTCTGATTTTGTTGGTTTAACATCTCAATTTTCAAAATTAGTACAATATCTAAAAGATTTGGAACTTGCGGAAAAAGCGGCAACGGCGGCACAATGGTTATATAATGCAGCATTAAGTGCAAATCCGATTGGGATTATTATTATTGCTATTGCGGCATTAGTGGCGATTCTTGCTTATTTGTATTTTAATAATGAACAAGTGAGAGAAAGTATTAATCAATTAGGTGCGGTATTCCAGTATGTTGGTCAAGTAATTTATAGTTTTTTTATTATGCAAATACAACTGCTTGTTACTGCTTTGCAGATGGCATGGAGTTATATTAGTACATTGCCGGATAGGATATTGCAGACAATGACTACTATTGCATCAACTGTTATTAGTGGTGCGATGGCTTTATTATCTTTTATTAGTAGTATTCCTGGTCGTGTTGGTGCTTATTTAAGTCAAGTTATTAGCCGTGCTATTAGTTTTGCTTCTAATTTTGTTACTCAATTATGGAATGCCGGTAAAAATGCTTTAACCCGTTTCATTGATAACATTAAACAAATACCTGTCCGCTTGGGTCAAGAATTGTCTAATGCTTTGAATAAGGTTAATGAATGGGCTGCAACATTACCTGCTAAATTTTGGGAAGCAGGAGTAAATGCAGTTAAAAATTTCCTTAATGCTTTGGGCATTCATTCTCCGGGAATTATGCAGAGAATGCTTGTTTGGGAAGTAACCGAAATGGGTAAACAAGTCCCAATCAAAGGAAAAGAAGTAATATCAAATATTACTGATTTAGGTTCTGATATTGTTAAAGGTTTTGGTAATCCGAGTTTAAGTTTTGATTTTGATGATAATCTTAATGCAAATGTTAATGCTAATAATCGTTTGCTTGATGATAATAAACAACAGCATGGTGATTTAATATTGAATTTAAGTGTGGGTACTGTTGATAAAAGAGAAAGGATTGATGAAATTGTCAGTATTATTCGTGATGAGATATATTGGGATAATACAACTGCGGGAAGGAGTGTATAATTGATGGTTTTTATGAATGTGATTGCGAAAAATAGTATGAATACTGGTCTTGAACCTATACCTTTACATATTCTTCAAAGTAGCGGTATTGATACAACACCTGATATTAGCATTACAACAACTAATCTTGAAAGAAATCCCGAAACAAACGAAAGGATCCGAAATTTTCATAATAATGGTTACGGAGGTAATGATTTTAAAATTAGTGTTGCTTTCCGTGAAAATGAAACCGTTACTAATACATTAGAGGAAGTTACTTCTGGTGTTAATTATAGTGTTATAAGTGTTTTGGAGTTATTGGATTTATGGATTACTAATATGGAAATATTATATGTTGTAACCGATGCAATAGGTATAGAAAACGGGGAATATATTATTACTGGTAATAGTAATCGTAAGCAGAATTATGATGGTACTGTTGTTTGGGATTTGGAGTTTAAAGAGTATAATGCAAATAATGTACAACAGTATTATTTTGATATTAATCCGACTATTGCACAAGCATTACAAGTTGCCGAACAGAAGAAAAAAGCCAGTAAAGCGAAACAGCAGACTAAATGGCAGAATAAGTTGAAGAAGTGTAAGAATTTGAAAGGGTTTAAATTAAAAGAATCGAATGATTGTAATTATTATTTGAATTGGTTATTTATGGATAAGAATTATTATAATGGTACAACAAAAGCGAAACACTTTCCAAATAAAACAGAACAGAAAATATTCAAAAAAGCAACCGCAAAAGTTATTAAGAAAATTCAGAAAAAGAAAATGAAAATGAAAAAACCAAACGGTAAAATGGATAAAAAAACATGGAAATACATTGTTAAAAAATTATAGGAGTGTATACTAATGGTTGATGAATTAAATACAGATATTAATCATGTGAATAATGCTTCCTATATTTTTGTAGGGCGAAAAGCCAATGCAAAAGGTTTAATAATGGCATGGGAATATCCTTTACAGGTTAATTGGAGTAAATACCAAATCAAAGAAACCGACATGCGACAAAAAACAATGACATTTACCAGTCCACAATATTTTGATTTAACTGATGGGCAATTCTGTGTTTTATTGGTTTCCGCTTTACATGAAAACTTTGGCGGGATTATTTTATCTGTTGATTATGATGAGGGTACTGGATTATATGATTACAAATGCCAAGATTACAGTAGATTATATCAAAGAAAATTTGAAACTATTGGTACACCAAAATCAAATCATGCTTATCTTATGGAAATAATTAGTCATTTTGCAATTGATGGTCATAATATTGATAAATATGTTTTAGCAGAATGGAGTAAGAATCTTGCGGGTTTAAGACCGGCAAAGGATTATGATAATAGTATTTGGAATAATTATATTAAAGGAAATCCAATGAATAAAACTGCTCAAAGAATAATCCGTGATAAACCCGCTATTGAAGTCATAAGAAATATTTGTTTTGGTGAAATCGGTTTTGTTGATGTTTATTTTGATGAATATGGATACTTAAATATTGAACCATATAATCATGAAGAATGGAGTAATCGTGGTTTACATTTAAGCACATCGGAAGTTATTAATCGTAAATTTGGTTTTGATACTACAAATATTATTACACGGGTTGTTGTTAATGGTAGTAATACTAATATTGGTTATGCATTAGATAGTAGTGATTTGTTAGGTTTGGATTTAGCAGCATTTTTCGGAGTACAAGCAACATCAATTGGTAGTGGTAATAAAACATCAGAAACTAATAATACCACTACAAAAACCACTAAAACAACTAAAAAAAGTAGTACAAACGATAAAAAGGATAAATATGCTAATAATATGGGTACTAAAAAGAAACAAGTATGGTTATCTGCTGATGGAGGAACACCAAGAAGTGTTTTAAACGGTATTGCAAAGAAATTACAGAAATACGGTTGGACAACACATGTAAATAATAATATTGGAGCGGGTGCTCATAGTAGGGATATTTATAAAGTTAAAAATGGAGTTTATAGTCCTATTTATAATGGTGCTTGTGCTATGACTATTAAAGAATTATGGGACGGTGGTGCTTATAGAGATGCTGTTAGAAGAGGTGGTGTGCTTGCTCCGATTTGGTGGACTTCGGGTTGGACTGACCCGCATGGAATGAAACCTTATAGGTATGGTCTTGAAAATATGAAAAGATTGGAGAAAGCATGGGACGACCCTTCTAATTATTGTCCTATATTGTATAATCCCGGAAAACAGATGACTAAAAGGAATATTCGTTACTGCTGTGCACCAACCGTAAACGAAATCGTGGCACAATTCCTTGCCGGAGGTTGTGTGGCAAGTAAAAAGAATATAGATACAAAGAAAAAATAAAGGTGGTTTAATTGGCGAATATTGATGCTTTAAGCCAAAGACACGAAGCAATAAATAAAATGCAAGAGTCCGTACGGGATTTAAATAAATTAACAATTAAATTACCGTTAGGAAATCCGAGTTTAAAATATGTACATACTAATCAATGGTTATTTACGGATTTGCCGAAGGAGTTTTATTTAACTAATCTTGCTCCGTTGATGAATGCTTTAAATGGTACTTATAATCGTTATACTGGTTTTCAAGAGAATCGTTGGTATATCGAAGGAGTTACTATTAATAATGATGGTACAACTGCAACAATTGAATTAAATGTTAATCCGATGGCATCTTCTTTATCTACTTATACGGAAGCGAATAATAAGAGTAAAGAGGATTATGTTAGTGCGGTTAATAGTAGTAATAATAATGTTGCAACAAAAGAAAAAACCAGTAAGAAATCCACAACTTTAAATGAAAAAGGATTACCAAAACTTTATGATGTTAAAGGGTGGAGTAAATCCGACCAAGAATTTATTAAAAAAGTTGTTGCTGCTGCATTAAAAAAAGCCGGTTACCCACAAGACCCCGTAAAACAAGCATACTGGATTCATGATTATTATCGTGTAACACATCATTATAGTAAATATGATTGTATGAAATATTACTATAATCATGGATACGGTTTTGAAAAAACATGGAATGTTAAAGGTCATAATTGTGGTGAAGGAGCAGTTACTATTCAAGCATTATTATATTGCATTGGTTTAAAACCAGTTATATATAATGGACATAACCATTTTTGGATTAAAGTTAAAATTAATGGTACTATGTATTATTGCGACCAAGCAGGAGCATCTGGTGCTTCAAATTCAAGACATCTTGGTTCAAGTGGTGGAGATGGTAATGTTTGGGGAGCAGGTAGAGGTGGAAGTGCAAGAGCATACAGATATATGTGTAGGAATACTTATGGTTAAAAATAATTAAAAGAGGTTATCGTTTTATGGAATTAGGTAGTGATATACATTCAGACTGGGAATTAATTAATGGAGATTTAAAATTAGTGCATGAAGAAAACAATCTTGCACAAGCAGTAGAAAACCGTTTAAATTGTATCTATGAATCTTTAAATTTATTCTATCTTGATTACGGAAGCAATCTGCATGGAATCTTGGGTTGGAGAAATGTTGAAGGTACGGAAGATTTTATACGGTTAGAAATCATTAATACATTAAAACAAGACCCACGATTTAAGAATTTTGATGTAAAAGTAACCTATAATGGTGATGGTGAAATCACAGTAGAATTAAGTGTTAAAATAGATGATGAAGAATTAAAATATAATCTTGTAATAGATGAATATGGAGATGTTGCTGTTGGTAGTGAATGATGAAAGTTTTTATAATGTACTTGGAGAGGAAATAAAGAAATCCGATATTGTGCAAATCATGATAAACCAATACATTAATAATCTTGAAGTTGGGCAAACACAAGTAACCGATTTCAACGAAGGAAGCGAAATAAGAGGTTTATTAGAAGCATTTGCAGTTGGTTTATATTCATGGTTTGTTAATGATAATGATAATGTTAAATGTGGTTTTGTAAGCACCGCAGAAGGTGAATATCTTGATATGTTAGGAGACCACCCATTATTACATTTACCTCGTGATGAAGGTTCAGAAGCAACTGGTACGGTTGTTTTCAGTATTCCCGATGCTGTGGATTCAGATATTATTATTCCGGCGGATACTGTTCTTGCAGGTAAAGATAATGGTTTGAGTTATACTACAAATGATGAATGTAGTATTATTGCCGGTGAAACTGAATGTACTTGTTTTATTACTTGTGTTACGGTTGGTGATGATGGTAATTGTCTTGCGGATACTATAACTATTATTAGTGATATTACTGTGGATAATCGTGTTACCGTTACTAATCCCGAAGCATTAACCGATGGTGCTAATTATGAAGATGATGAAGCATACCGTGAAAGATTATTAGAAAGTATGCGAGCGGATAATTTCGGTAGTTTACCATATTATACTGATTTACTTGAAAATATTACTGGTGTGCATGATGTTTATTTTGCAGATGACCCCGAAGGAGTATATACTAAAAAAGTTTATATTAATGGTTCGGATAAACCCGTACCAGATTCAGTGTTGTTGGATTGTCTTGTTGAATTATCCGAGATTGGAAATAAAATTGTTACACATAATTTCATTGTTGCACCACCAATCTATGAAACCGTTGATTTAAACATAACATTAGATGTTAGTGTTGAATATGATACTGGAGAGTTATATAATGCTTTAAAACTTGCATTTGATGGTGGAGGTTCTAATAGTGTTGATTATACTGGATTATATCTTGGTGAAACATTAACAAGCATACTATTAAAAGAATCATTACTTGTTTTTGAGGGTATTAAAAAGGTAAGAATTAAATTAGCAGGTACAAGTGCTGATTTTGAAGAGTTAGGTTGCGACCCAAACACAGTATTTAAATTAGGTACTGTTAATTTCACACAAAACATTATCGGAGGATAAAAAAATGAGTTTGGAAGGTGAAGCATTATTTGACCGTTTGCCGTTCACCAGTGGTTTAAGAAAATCTGATAATCCCGTAAGGGAACTTATTGATTTGAGTCTTGGTAGTTATATGGATTCACTTGATGATTATCGGGGTTTTAATTGTTGGTTTCTTGAATTTGCTACTGGAAAATATCTTGATTTACACGGTAATATGTACGGTGTTTTAAGGCGGATTGATGAGTCTGATACTGATTATCGTAATCGTATTATTTTAGAGAAATCCGGTCATTTTACTGTGGATTATTTGTTGGGTATGTTTGGAGATAATTTATATGCAGATATACCGGATTATACTCCCAGTTCGTTGCAATTAACAAGTGATAATCCGTACTGGGAAGATGGTTTTATGTTAAATGTTTCTGATGCGGATAAAACGGTTATTATGAAGAAGTTTATTACAGAGGGGTTGAATTGGCTTTAAGTCCGTATTATACTGATGCTGTGGTTGTTACACAGTTAAGAAGTTATTTTAATTATAATACAATGTGGAGTATTGATTTTTATCCATTCCTTGAACAAGTTACGGATTATGATAAAGATTTTTATTTCTTGGAGGTTAAAGGTAAGCAATTTAAAATTCATAAAATTGCAGGTTTTGTTATCTGTTTAAATCCCGACCCAATACCAGTTAAACCTGCTGCGAAGAAGAAAACTAATAAGAAGAAAAAAGATAAAAAAAATAAAAAGAAGAAAAAGAAGAAGAAATGAGAGGGATTATAAGTGATTAATAGTTTTGTTACTGTTGAAGATTATAATACTGCAAGTTTACAAGTTATTAATGAATATTATGTTTGTGATATTTCAAAAGTTACATTGCGAACTAATGTTCCGGTTTTCTATGATTTTATGGAGGTAACACGGTTTAGTGTTTCCGGTAGACAAGCATTAGATTTTCGTATTGTTAATGATTTGTGGCATGGTGGATTTTTTGTTACTGATGCAGATGATAATGTAGTGTCTAATATTCGTTATAATTATTCTGATGGTATTTTGAGTTTTTATAATTTTGAAAATGATTATAAATTAGTGTTGTTATTATCTGACTTTGGAGGGGAAGTTTTTAATGTTGAAAGACTTGATTTTAAAGTTAATAATTTGTCTTATCTTGTGCATGATGTGTATAATAATGATGTGAATGTTTGTACTTTTGAATTTGAATGTGCGGATATGCCCGTGAAGTTAGAAGTTGAATATAAAGATTTTCTTGATGTTACTGAAACCGTGAAAACCGATATTACTAATACAATTGTTAGTAAAGGTGATGGTGTTTTTGAAGCATCGTTTGATTATAATCGTATGGCGGGTGTTTGTGGTTTAATTTTTAATAATGGTTATTATCAGTTTGATTTTTATGTGGATATTAGTAAATCCGTACTTGAACCGGTTGTATCTTCTGTTGCGAAGGTGAGTATGGTTAATACAGTGTTATTAGATTTTAATACAAGTATTATTAATGATTTGCCAATTATTAAGGGTACGGTTGAGTATAAAAATGAAACAGTTAATTTATTATATAATGAAACCGATGGTTATTATTTTGAATTGGATTTAACCAGTAAAACAAGTGATAATAATGTTGTAGTACATTTAGATTTAGATGAGGGTAATTGGTATTGTGCAGATTACATTGATTTAATTATACCGTGCGAGTTTATTATCGTTCATAATCAATTAGAATTAACAAGTAATCTTGCGAGTGGGGTTAATATCATGGAGTTAGGCAATGATTTAACTTTATCTTCCCGTATTTTAATTCCACATAATTTTATTTTACATGGTGAAGATTATATCATTGATTTAAATGAGTATGGTTTTAATCTGCATGAAGATATTACTTGCAAGTTTAAAAATGTACACTTTTATAATGGTGATACCAGTATTATTCAAGAGAAAAATACAATATTAGAAATTAAAGGTGGAAGTTTCCGTAATTGTACTTCATTAGATTATGGAAATCTTGGAAGTTGTATATATTGTAACACCGATATTGAAGGATTAAGTGTTGATGAAGATTTTACTACAAAAATCGATAATGTAAAATTCATCAATAACCACAACTGTATATTTCATGGAGGGGAACTAACAGTAAATGATATTCAATTCCTACAAAACGATACTGAATACTGTGATAGTAACAACTCCGCATTCCTATTCCAAACCGATGGTGAAGCAGAAATCTACAATAGTCAATTTGATATAAACTATGATACCGATACATTATGTACAAATGAAATTAATATTGGTTTCGGTCAAGCATTAATCAAAGTAGGATTAACCGCAATTGTAAACCGCTGCACACATGATTATCTTAAAGGAGATAACAATCTTAATTTCTTCAATAATCCATTTAATAATCAAAGTCATTTATTTGCAAAATATTATTATCCGCAAATACCTGCTTGTGTATTTAGCAGTCCAAATTTCGATAAAGAAGACAAAGCATTATGTTACTGTATAACTGGTAATGATTGGGTTTTCAAAGAAAATGTACAAGTTACCCGTGCATCATGGGAAACAGAAAACAGATATACCGTATTTAGTATAAGTGAGGATTAAAAATTATGTATTTTACAGATTTAAGTAATGCAGAATTACAAATGTTTCGCAAACAAAATATTAAAGATAATATTAGTCTAACATTAGGTAAAGCAAAGCAAAGTAAACTATTTCATATTAAAACAATTACAGATACTATTGTGAAAATTTATCCCTTATTTTATTGTAAATCAATAACCTCAAATAATGAGGAGGATTATATTTTAGGTGAGAACAAATGTATTGTTGCCGAAAATAAAAATGATACTATTTTTAATTTTGAAGTAGATGATACTGCACCAATTGTTTTAACCCGTTTAGATGGTTATCATGATGTTAAAGAAACTTTAACCATGCCCGAATTTAACAAAATGATATATATTAAACGACATAGTGATGATTTAACAGATAATATTAATTTAGAAATCATTAAAAACAATCTTATCAGCGGTGAGTATGGGGATTATGAGTTTAATTTTGAATATGATAGTATTGTTGATGATGGAATATTAATAACCCGTAAAACATTAGAATATCCATCAACAATTAATTTAAAAGGCAGAACTTTTAAAGACAGTACATATACCGCAACTTTCACTTATTATAGTATAACTGATTATAATATACTTGATGATGCAAGTTGGGATAATATTGTTTATAATACTGTAAGTGTTGAATTAGAACCATATACACCAGTTGTTATTCCTTTTGAACAATTAGATGAAGGAATTATTGTTGGTTTTAATGTTAATATTAGTATTAAACATGATAAACCAATTATAAGATATGACCGTTCATTAATATTAAGAGCAAATACATATAGACAAGAATTAGGCGAACCAGTTGTTTTAACAGCAACATACCGTGATGAACATGGCGAACCAGTTGCAGATATACCAATAACATTTAAAGAAAGTAATACTGTGTTAGCGACAGTTAATACGGATAGTGATGGTGAAGCAACCTATACTTACAATCCTGCTACTGATGGAATGAAATATTTAACCGCAAGTTTTGATGTGTATAATAGTAATGAAATTGAAGTTGAATATTATTATAATGCTCCGGCACATATTAGTTTAACCAGTAATAAGAGTATTTTATCTTATAAGGATAATGAGTCATGTACTTTAACCGCAACGGTAACAAATACTGATAATGAACCGTGTGTTTATACAAGAGTGATGTTGAATACTTATTTGATGAATGAACCGGTTAATATTGGGCAAACAGTATATCCCGACCGTAAAATAGGGGATAGTTATCAAGTATTGGTTAATAATGGTACTGTGGTTATCGGTGGTGTTAATAATCAAATACAGATTTCAAATGCTGGTGTAAATGTTATTAGTGCAGGTTCAACTGTTAAATCATGGACTACACCGTATCCAGAGGTTTTTATTCGTAATAATATTTTAAGTGTTGATGATGAAGATTATGATTTAACCGGTAAAAACATTGATACTAATGTATTGTATAGTTTATCTCCGGTTGCTAATACGGTTAATTGTAGTATAATACAAATGCATGAATTAATTACTAATAGTAATGGTGTTGCAACTTATACTTATAATAGTCTTGGTACTGGTGATATTATGTTTGAAGTTAGTTCTGGTATGATTGTTTCTAATGCTATTAGTGTTGAAGATTGCAGTTATTATTATAATGGTAGTTTTATTCGCAGTGATATGAGTGTGGATATTTCATTACCAAAGTATGATTATGAAATAACATATAGAACCGCAATACAATATACTGGGGGTCTTGCATATCTTATATTAAATAATGGTTCAACCGATACAGTTGTAGGTACAAATTCCAGTAATGGACAAAACGGTATTTATCCATCACCATTAACAAATACTCGTATAACCGATGTAGGAGCAGATGTAAGGTTTACTTATTCACAAATCGATGCAGAATATACTTATAATTGGGGAGATGTATTCCTTTATAAAGATAATATAACCAATCCTGCAAATAAAATAACTCATATTGTAGGTGAAGAATTAGCAGTTATTGGTAATATTAAAGTTAAACCATTATATACCCCGCAAGTTATAGATTTACAAGTATCCGCAACAAAAGACATATTATCTTATGCTGATGGAGATTTTGCAACAGTTAATATGAATGTGTATCCAAGTCTGCCGAATAAAGTGGTGAATGTGTATAAAAATAATGTGTTTTATAATAGTTTTGTTACTGATGCTGCGGGTGAGTGTAGTTTCTTGTATGAGTCTGAGGGTGCTGGTGATGTGGAGTTTCGTTTTGAGTGTAGTTCAGTCATAGAAACATACGATATTATTGATGCTTACAAGTACACATCTGATGGAAGTACACTTGATGGTACATTCACAGTAACTGATGGATATATTACTAATTGTCAATCTGATACTGGAATAACCAATTTTGATTTAACTGGTGATTTTGAGTTTGCTTATAAATATTATAATGCAAATCCAACAAACAATAATCATGAATATAATTCATTATGGGTTTTCGGTTTAGATAACAATAATGGAGTATTTTTAGGTTGTGAAGACCAAGATAAGAAGATAAGAGTATATAATCAAGATAATGGAAGTCTAACTACAATACAACAAATTACAAATGCTTATAATCGTAATGAATGGATAGATGTAAGTATTAAGTATGTAAATGGAGAATGGAGCATTATTGTTGGAGCAAATACAATAACATATAGTAAAACATTCAATCCAACATTTATACACTTCTTTGATAATTATCCTCTTACAAGAATAAAAGAAATATTAATTAAACCATTATAATGGTTTAATCTTTATATTTTTGAGTGAAGCATTATCAGAACCCTCTACACTATAAATACTCTCCACATTGGATTGATTAACACTTATACTATCTGTTCCACTTGTTAAAGTGGCAACTCCATTCTCATAAGTAAGAACATACTTTGTATCTACTGAAACTGGAATAGTATGTAAAATATTACTTTCACCAAATAACACAATATTTCTGTTTCTACTTGCAGATTTACCACAATAAATTGTATTTGAATCATTAAATCTTAAATATGCAAAATTAGGGTCAGGACTATTCGTACTGTTGATAATAAACTCTACTTTGAAATCTGTTGGTAAATCCCATTCAGTTGTTACAATTGAACTGTATACTGTTGTATCGTATCTGGTACAATCCTCTATACTGTATGTTTCTATGACAAAGATAGGATAATAATATATATTATATATCAAAAAATGGAGTTGATAATAATGTATATAATCAATGGAAAAGAAGTAGAAAACCTACAAATCACCACCAACACCAAAGGAGATACAATAGTAACCTATACTGAAAAATACGATATACACACAAGCCACATATCCGAAACCATAAAAAAACTACGAAAACACCACATAAAAGCACAAATAACCAAATACCCCAAATACAACCTAACCATAATACTCGCATACCACGAAAAAGACATACCATTAATAATACAATTATTAAAACTAAATAAATACTTTTATGAAATAAATAAAGAACTAATAACCATAAGTGAATTAAAATGAAAACTATAAACAACTATGCAAAAAAAATAGCAGAAAAAAGCAGTGGAAAAATATATGAAAACACCCACACCACCGGATATTATCTAAAAGAAATTTTAGAACACGGTGGAGGAGGTGGTGGAGGTGGCAGTTACGATGACACCGAAATCAAAAGAAGAATCACAGCAGTTGAAAACAATAAACAAAACAAACTAACCGCCGGACAAAACATAACCATTAGTGGAAAACTACATCTTAAAAGGTGATTCATATAAAAGAAGAATATTGTGATGGTTGTTGTTACAGAAAAACCTGTAACAATGACCTTGAAAAATGCTGCTATTTCTCCAACAACCGTTGTTTAATCAACGAATATAAAAATAATTACTTATTCAAAGGAGCATAAACCATATGGCGGATGATAAAAACGGATTTATGGCGGATAATAAAAACGGATTAGTGCAACAATTGCAAATATTAATACAAGATGAAATCAACAGATTACCCAAGAATATGAGGTGTAAAGTCCGCCGTGCATATGAAGATAACAAGCATGTGGATATTGAATTAGATATTGGTGGTACTATTGATTATGTGGAGTTTATTGGTACGAATCGTATTGGTGCAGAGGGGGTTATTTTGTTTTTGAATCAAGATGTGCATAATTATATTGTTGTTACTGATACTTATCCGGAAATAATGGAATTAAAAGAAATGATACGGGGTTTACAAGTATGAATTATGATGAAAGTAGATTGAAGGAAATTCAAGAGTATAAAGCATTCTATAATGCAAGGTTAAATGAAGATAATACCGAATTAGGAAAAGATTTAATCCAATCACGGATTAACAAGTTAGAAAAAGAGGAAAAAGAAATACTTAATCGTTGCGATGTGAAAATATGAAATTTAAAAATATTGTTCGTAAATCAAAGAAGATTATTAAATATGTAAGGCGAAATCAAAAGTTACCGGATAGTATGGATAAAGCGACCGTATTATATTTATTATCTCGTAGTGTTAATGAAATTGGAGTTAATAAAAAAGTTGTAAGAGTTAAAAATGTTGCTCCTGCAAAAGTTAAACCAGTTGAAATTACTTTAAAGAAAACAGATTATATTTTATTATCAAGTTACATCAATACCTATATAAAAGACAATAAACATGCACCAGATTTTATACCGTTCCATAAAATTGATTTGCCGGTTGATTTAATTATATATGTATTTGCTAAAATCATTTATTCTTATAGCAAGAATAAGAAATTACCAAACAAAATAACTTGTAGTACACAAGTATTCACCAAACCATTAAAAAAATATGGGCATGCAACAGAACACGGTTGCGACCAAATGGGACAAAATACCGGATATTACTGCGGAGTACACAGTTTACAAGAAGTATTTCGTAATTTAACTGGTATTGTTGTACCACAGTCTGTTATTGCGGGTTGGGCAGGTACAACTTCTGCAGGCACAAGTCATAATGGATTGGAAACTGCTGTTGTGAGATTTAATAATGTTTATGGTTTTGATTTAAGTGTTTCATGGTGTAATTTATCAGATATTGGTTGGAATGGTATAAAAAAAGTATTAGAATCAAATGATAAAGACATTGTCTGCCATAACTTGTACCGTAATCAATGGGGACATTATGAAGTAATTAACCAGATTACTGACCTTGCAGTTGTACAAAATAGTCTTGGAAGTAAATGTACCTCTTCATGTTATTGTGGGTATGTGGAAAACCGTAGTTTTAATGAGTTTAAATCTTATATTAGTGGAATTAGTCAGAAAAGTATTATGGTGATTACAAATGAAAAATAAAATCGCAAATAAAATATTAAATACTACACAAAGAATAATTGACCGTAAATATCGTAAAGAAGGTGCTACTGAAAAAGTTATTAATGCACAAGTAATGCTAAATGAGTTTCGTAACAAGCATGACCTTCCCGATGAAAACGAAATCATATACGAGGATTTTGTACAATGATTTTCTTGGATTTTGAAACATTATTTAACAATACAGGTTTCATCCGTGAAGTTGTTCGTAGCCGTTACGATAAGTACGAAAAGGATATTGTTTCTTGGTTTTGTCGTGAGGGTGTTAATGTGCTTGTTAATGGGGATACTCGTTTAGATGGTGTTACTCGGGTTTGTTTGGTTGATAAAGGTGATGTGGGTGTGATGGTGTATTTTAGTAGTGATGTTTTATCGGGTTTTGTTTTGGGGGATTTGTTGAGTTTGGAGTTTTTGTCTTTATAGAGTTATTATTAAATTATATAATTATATAAGTTATATAATTATATATGTTAATAATTAGGGGGTTAAAGTATATTTTAGTATTGTAGTATTATTTTTTTATTTTTTTTTATTATTATATATTATATTAATAAAAACATTTATATATTATAAAAACATATATTAATATAACAAGTACAAAGGTGAATAATTATGAAATTTACAAACATAAAAACTATTGAAGAAACTTGCGGCGGAAATATTGTAAAACCAAATAATATAGAAGAAAATGAACCTATATATCAAAGAAATGAAATCGAAAACTTACCATGTTTTAACGGTGTATTTAAAGATGGTAAAAAATACTACCTTGAAAACCCAGTAGATGCTTGTATAAGAGTTTTGAAAAGAGCAGGACAACCAGTAAATGATATTACTATTGAAGATGCAGAGTTTGTTTTATATAAAGCAAATTATGATATTAGAAAAGCAGTTAAAATGATGGGATAAAATCCCATATATATTTTTTTATTTTATTTTATTATAATAAAAATAATAAACTTTATATACTATTAAAACATATATTAATATAGAGAATTACAAAGGTGAAATAAAAATGAAAATACAAAACTTATTTGAAACCGAAATTAAAGAAATTGAAGAACTTGAAAATAAAAAAAAATACATCGAAATCGACATAGCAAACGAATTAACCGATGCAGATAATGTATGTGAAAAATGTGAAGAAATCTTCGGATTTGAAGATAAAAAAACCATAAAAGCATATGAAGAATATGAACAAATCCGTATGCCTTTAACAGAAATTGAAACTATGATTTTATCTGCTAAAAAAGATTTAGCAGAAAAAATAGTGAAAATGGGAGAAAAAAATGGAATAAAAATTGATAAAATTGCTTTAAATAGTGTTGTATGTTTAGAAATGATTGCGGATACAATTATATCCGCATAAATAATTATTATTTTGAATGTGGGTGTGAATAAAAATGTGCTATGATTATACAGTATGCGAAAAATGCAGCAGAAGAGAAGAAAACAAACCAAAATGCCCGTACAGGAACATGAGTTTAATAAGAGCATTAATAATCGAGGGTTACACTAACCATATCGATGAATGGGTAAACGAAAAACTATATTTTACTTGGTATGATGGTTATCCGGAACATATACTCCCGTTATTGCAGGCGGAGAATTATGGAGAATTTGAAGAAATAAGCGAATTCCCATTCCCACAATCCATTTATGATTTTGTATATTATATAGATGGTAGTAATCGTGCAAAACGGTTATATACTGTGTTGGGTTATGATTGGGAGTTTCACCGTAAATATAATGTAACAAGTTTTAAAATTATCAAAGAAGGAGTATTATAATTATATTGATATGATGAAATATTTTTTTTTCCAACTAAAAGAATAAAGGAGTTAGAAGAATGATTAAAAATAAACGATATAATCATTGTAGTTGTGAATACTACAATAAAGGTGTTTGTTTGGCTTACTGGAATGTGTATGGGAATGCTTGGGAAATTGATAAATATAATTACTGTTTAGGTGATAATGTATGAATTTAGCATATTTAGAATTTATAGGAGCAATTGAAATTGATAGGACTCCTGTTGCAGTTAATCCTGCAATTAGTTTTGATAAACCTATTGGTAAAAACTCTGTAAAACAATTTACTTATATCGACACACATAAAACTCATAAAAGTGTGAATCAGTTAAAAAAGGAGTTAGCAAAAGCAAAGAAAGAACAATCAAACGCAATTCGATATTTATATAATGAATTAAAAAATCTTTGTGATGAGTATGATGTAGATTTGAGTTGTACCTATATTAAACATGAATTAGAAGAAGTAAAACTTCCACGAGCATTAGTAAGAGAGAACATTATCTGTGATGGAACTGGTCAATATGACCAAGGAGATATAATCTTCACAGAAGATAGTATAGTATTGTTTATGGAAAATTTTAATTACCGTTTTCTTGATGCTTTAAGCAGGAAGTATTCAAAAGATATAAATATTTATAAGGGCATTTTATCAAAAGACCCTATCGAGATTCATATTGATATGTCTGAATGTACAGGCTAAGAAAGTATATGAAAAATCATATTAATTATATTAAGGGTTTAATAATTATTTTCTTTTATTTTTATTAAACTTTTAATATTTTTAATACTAAATAAACAAATAGTGTAAAATGAATTAATTAATATATATAAGAGGTGTAAATTTATGAAAAGATTCAAATATAGAGACCATGATGATGGTACATTTGCAATACATGACCGGATTGATGATGAGTATTATTTTGATAATGATATGGAAGATTTTTGCGAATTAGTAAACATTTTATATTCAAGTTTAGAATTTGCCTGTGATACAAGAGATAAAGTATTAAATGAATATAATCCGCAATGGGTAATAAATATAATAGAAAATATGATAATGAATTATCAGGCACAATCACTACAAGCGATGAAGAACGGTTATATTAATCGGGATTTACATATTGCACAATTTACTTTAAGAGAATTAATCAAACAAATAAAAGGAAATTGCAAGGGGGTATGAAAATGGAAGTAATAGATAGATATTACTGCAACAACTTAAAACAAAAAGAAGATTATCGAATATATGATTTAGCATGTACTGATAAAGATTTAAAAGATTTTCTTGTTGAAAATGAAATTATTTCATTAAAAACTTTTAAATTGTTTGAACAACATTTAAATGAGCAGGGTAATTGTCTTATGAACGGTGAAGAAGTAGTTATGCGGTTAAATCAATTATTTACTTTATGTATGGTGATGGATACGATGATTACTACTAAAATTACTGATTTAGCCCTTACTTCAAAGTATGGTGATATTCCGGTGGGGTTTCGGGATTTTGCAAGATTAATATTAAGAGAATTACAAATAGAAATAAATAATATATTATGTGAAGAAGTGGGATTATGAATTACCCTCGTGTAATTGTACCAAAATATGATGGAAAAAAATTATTAAAAGACCTTAAAAAATGTTGTTGTGGAAAGATAGCATCAGAGGATACAATTATTGAATATTCACAAATATTATTTGCATTAAATCAAATTGTGACTTTGGTTGATATTACTAATGATGAGGTTCGTATTGGAGATATAGAGAAATCAATAGAATATTTTGCAGCAGAAGTTTATCGTATAAATAACCGTAGAAGATAAAGAAGGATTATAAAATGACCGAATATACTAATATCCGTATTAAAAAAACAAGCAAAGACAAAATGAAAGTATTACAATCCGTAAGCGGATTAACATACAGTGAAATAATAGAAAAACTAATAACTGGCATGGGTGGAATGATACAAGAAGATATTATCACAATACAAAGAGAGCAGGTTGCTTTCACTTTAAATTATTGGGATAATGATAAAACAATTAAAAAAGATGTTACATACTGGGATTTACATAATTCTGATGTAGGAGATATATTCAAGATTACTTTTGATGAAGATTTACCAGATAATTATATTACCAGTTTTGCGGAAGTAATTTCAAAAGAGTATGATACACATAATCAATCGGTTGTTTTGAAAATGGTGAATCTTAAAGTGGAAAATCGTAAACCGGATTTATTGACTAATATTTCACACATATTATTATTTTAAATCAGTTAAGGGATTGAACATTAAATAATAAGATAAATAAATAATAAAAGTAGAGGAATAATATTATTAGGGGAAAAACGAATTAATTATTTTACTATTGTATTTTATCTTATTAAGTTCAACCTTTGTACAAATTTGAGTTTCTGTTTCATTAAATTTACTCCGCCCCACATTAATATTATTTCCTCCATTGATTTTATATAATATTTCACCGAAATTATATAATAAAGTGATAGATAAATAAAGTAGTAATCATTAAGTAATGCTAAATGAGTTTCGTAACAAGCATGACCTTCCCGATGAAAACGAAATCATATACGAGGATTTTGTACAATGATTTTCTTGGATTTTGAAACATTATTTAACAATACAGGTTTCATCCGT